ATAAACAATGAGTAAATCAACAGGATCATGGATAGGTCAATTTGCCGCTTTTAATGAGGCTTTAAAATATATGTATGCCAGGCAAAAAGGTGAAGAAAAATCTATATACACACCTTGGCCTAAATTTAATGATGCTGCTACAGATGGTTTAGAATGGAATACATTAACTGTAATTGGTGGAAGACCTGGGTCAGGTAAAACATTAATTAAAGACCAAATTGTAAGAGAATCATTTGAATTAAACCCTAATGATGATTTTAGAGTATTAGAGTTTCAATTTGAGATGGTTGGGAGAACCTCAGCCATTAGAGAATTTAGTTCTATTACAGGTAAGACATACAAAGAATTATGTAGTGCAGGTAGTATACTTGGTACAGATGTAATAAACCATTGTCATCAGTATGCTAAGGAAAGAGTTAAAAATCCTGTAGATATTATTTCAACACCTATGACAGTAAATCAAATGCGTGAACAAATTGATGTTTACATGGATTTACATAAGGGTGCCAAAACTATGATTACATTGGATCATACTATGCTAGTAAAAAGAGCGCCTTATCAGAATAACACATTAGATATGTTATTTGAGTTAGGTGAGTTTTTTACACAGTGTAAACGTGATTACCCTTGTTTATTTATTGCACTATCACAACTTAATAGAAATATTGATAATCCAGAAAGAGCAATAGATGGTAAGTATGGTAATCATATACTTGAGTCAGATATATTTGGCTCAGATGCTATGTTACAGCATGCTGATATGCTTATAGGTATTAATAGGCCAGCTAAACAAAAGATTAGATTCTATGGGCCTGAAAGATATATCATAGAGAATGATAGAACATTAGTATTACATTTTCTTAAAGCAAGAAATGGTGATGCACGTATGAGTTTCTTTAAAGCTAAGTTTGAACAAATGAAAATTGAAGAAATGGATACACCTGGCCAACAGGATAGAAGATAATAAATAAATAATAATAATGGCAATAAACACCGAAGAACGCAAAAAAAGAATCTCTACTTTAAAAGAGGAGCATGAAGATTACTTTCAAATATCAGGTAATATAAATGCATTATATTTTCCTAAAATGGCATATAGGCCATCAGGTAAAGATGAATTACATGTTACATTTTTCCCTAGTGAATTAGAAAAAGAAGAAGATATTTATACTGAATTTGTAAGTATAGATTATATAAGTGAAGATCCTAAAAGAACTTTATATCTTGTTAAACATAATCCGCATTGGAAATCTGAATATGAATTAATTACAAGCAATAGTGGATTTGTAAGACATATGATACCAGTAAGTGAATTAAAAGTTATTAATGATGTCACAGGTAGAAATAAGAAAGAGGGTTCTATAAATACTAAAATAGTAAAACCAACTCTTGTACCAGATTTAGGTTTAGAAACATTATTTGATTTACCCAATCCTGATCAGGTATCAGATACATCTTTATTAGTAGATAAACTTGAAGATATTAATCAAACATTAATAACATTAACCAAAGTAATCAATAAATTAATTAAATAACCATGGCACAAAGTGTATTAGTAATTGCAGACTCAGGAACTGGTAAGTCTACCGCAATAAGAGATTTAAATCCAGATGAGACATTCATTATAAACATTGCAAATAAACCTTTACCTTTTAAAGGTTGGAAATCAAATTATAAAGTAGCAAATAAAACCAATCCTACAGGAAATTTAGTATCTTCATCATCTGCTGCAGGAATTGTTAAAGCAGTACATCATGTAGATCAAAAAATGCCGCATATCAAAACTTTAGTTATTGATGACTGGCAATATATGAGTTCTTTTGAATATTTTGATAGAGCAAATGAAAAAGGATATGATAAATTTACTCAGATTGCAGCTAATCTTGCCATGGTGGCAAAATTACCAAAAGATTTAAGAGATGATTTAACTGTAATCTTTTTAACTCACTCAGAAGATTCAACTGATATTAATGGAAATAGAAAAATCAAAGCTAAAACTATTGGTAAAATGATTGACAATACACTAACTTTGGAAGGTCTATTTTCTATTGTATTATTTGGAAAAGTAAATAAAAATGATGATGGTGAACTTGAATATGGTTTTGAAACTCAAAACAATGGAGAGAACACATGTAAATCACCACAAGGTATGTTTGAAGATTTCTTCATCCCAAACAACCTGCAGTATGTAAAAGACTGCATCAAGAAGTATGAAGAATAAATAATTAATTAAATAAAAACCAAAAAAGTTATGTTAAGTACTAGTGGAATGTCAGCCGGAAGCGGCAAAGAAAAGCCAGTTTTAGAACCGGGCAATCAAGTTGTTAAAATAAATAAAATTACATTTGATAAAACACCTTATGATGCAGATGCATATAATGTTACATTACATGTAGAAGGAGAACCTATGGAAGGAGATTTTCAAGGTTTTTTAGTAGATGTCAATAAACCTGATGGAGCACGTTATACAGGTCAAGTTGGAAGAGTAAGAGCTTCACAATATGCATATAAAGATGCAACATTACCAAGCGGTGCTGAAGTAAAAAGAGATAATGAAGTTATGAGAATCATGATTTTTATTGCTGAGCAAATAGGTAAACGAGCTGAATTAGATCTTATTCAAGCAAATACAATTGAAGAGTTTATGTCAGCTTGTAATCCTGTATTATCAGGACCAACATATTATAATGTATGTTTAGGGTCTCGTGAATGGGAAAATACAGCAGGTTATATGAATAATGATTTGTTTTTACCTAAGAGAAATAAAGGTAATGTCCCTCTTGAATCACTTGATGTTGAAGATGGTTCTTCTAAATTAATTACTTACGACAGTAGTAATAAAAATCATTTTAAACCAGGTGTTAAAAAAGTGGTTGCTGAAACAAGCAATTTTGAACCCGCTAAAACAGCAGGTGATGATTTTGATTTGTAAATAATTGATATAAAATTAATGGGGATGATTTCGGTCATCCCCTTTTTTTTATTTAATTTCAACTATCATGTTTAATACAAAAAATTTAGTTTTAAATGAATCTGACATACCTAGTTATTGGGTGTTTCAATATTATTTAAATTTGCCTGAACCATTGACTGGTCAGGATGTAAAAATTATATCAGTATTTAATCCTAATGAGAAAACACCAAGTTTTTGCATTTATGTAGATCAAAAAATAAATCAATATAAATTTAAAGATTTTTCTACAGGAAAAAATGGTAACAAGATAGACTTAGTTAAAATGCTATTTGATATAGAGTATTCTCAAGCATCAATGAGAATTGTAAAAGACTATAATATTTATGTTAAAACAGATGGTTTTGAAAAAATAAACTTTAAACCAGCTGCTAAATGGAAGGTTGATTTTGTTAAGACAAGACCGTGGAATGAAACTGATAGTGCTTATTGGTTATCATTTAGAATTGGAATGTCTATTTTAACAGAATATAATGTTAAACCTATTGAATATTATAACCTTATTAAATCTGAAGCTGATCAAGTTAAAGCATTAAAAATACAAGGCAACAGTCTTTATGGATACTTTAATAAGACCGGTGAAGTATATAAGATATATCAACCTACTAGCAGTAAACATAAGTTTCATAAAGTAAAATCACACCTGCAGGGATATGATCAATTAAAATTCAATCAACCATACTTAGTAATATGTTCTTCACTAAAGGATGCATTATGTCTAAAGGGTATGGGTTATAATATTGAAGTTATAGCTCCAGATAGTGAGAATACTATGATTAAACCGCATGTCATTGAACACTTAAAGAAAAAGTACAAGAAAGTAATTACTCTTTTTGATAATGATGAAGCGGGGCTTAATGCTGTTGATAGATATGCAAATGCATATAAAGTCAATGGTTTTGTATTAACTATATGCAAAGACATATCAGATGCTATGAGAGAACATGGTTTTGAGAAAGTTCATGCGTATTTAAAACCTTTATTAAAATTGACATTAAAACAATAATATGGAAAATAAAAAATGGTTCATTCCTGGATCAGTACCCAGTAGTAAGAACGGAAGAAGATGGACAGGTAAATACTTTATAGCTAGTAAAGCTGTAATGAATTATAGAAAAGTAGCTAAAGATTATTATGCAAAATATGCTGATGATTTTAAAGCTGAACTAGCTAAACATACATTACCAGCAAAAATATCTTTTACATTTGTTAGAGGAAGCCGCCATAAATTTGATTATATCAACCCTGCACAAACAGTGCAAGATGACATGGTTAAAGCAGGATGGATTGAAGATGACAATGCGGAATTTATTTTACCTGCCTTTGAACAGTATAGTTATGATAAAAAAAACCCTGGTGTTTATATAGAAATCTTAAAAGATGCATCATGAAATAACTTTAGATGAGTTTTTTGCAATAAGAAGTTTATTAAATGGCTCTAAAGAAGATTTTCAAATAGGAAAAAGTAATTTAAGTAATTTGAATTATAGTGACATGAGAATAGTAAATACATTATTTACAAAATCTTTGTCTCTTGAAAAAAGAAATAGATTTATAAAATCTAGTGATGGCTGTTTTTCTTTTTATGATGATTTAATTGGAAAATCCATTTATAAAATCATAGTGCAAAAAGCAAATAAAAAAATCTACAAACAAATACTTTATAAAATTATGAAGACTTAAAAATTATGAAAAATATACAAGATTTAGTTGCTAAGACAACTAAAGAATTAATTTTAGACGAGCCCTTTTATGGGCTTTTTTTAATTGGTATTAATAAAACCTATAGTGAAAGAATACCTACAGCAGGTGTTAGTAAATTAGGAATTGGTATGCAATTGACAATAAATCCAGAGTTCTATATGAATTTAAGCTTGCCTCATAGGGTAGGGTTAATTAAACATGAACTTTTGCATATTGCTTTTGGACATTTAATAATGAGAGATCTCTATTCAAATCACAAGCTATTCAATATAGCTGCAGATTTAGAAATCAATCAATATATAGACGAAAGTAAACTTCCTGATGGCGGCTTGATTTTATCAAGTTTTCCAGAATTGAATCTTCCTAAAAAGGCAGGAACCAAAGTGTATTACAATCTTTTGGAACAAGCTGAACAAGATGGAACATGTCCTTCATTAGATAATTTAATGGATCAAATGAATGGTGAGTCACAATACTGTCATGGTACTTGGGAAGATTTTAATGATTTATCAGAACCTGATAAAAAATTAATGCAAAAACAAGTTGAACATCAACTTAAGGAAGCAGCTGAACAAACTATAAAGAAATCTGGTAGTATTCCAGGAGAATGTAGTGAGTTAATTGAAAGATTATTTAATGTAGAACCAGCTAAATTTGATTGGAAACAATATCTAAGACGATTTGTAGGTAATTCTTCTATAGTTTATACTAAAAAACTAAGGCGTAAATATAACAAGCGTTATGCGGCTAACCCCGGTCTTAAAATTAAATTCAAGAATCATATTCTTGTTGGTGTAGACACAAGCGGATCTGTAAACAGTGATGAATTAAAAGAATTTTTTAATGAATTAGCACATATGTCTAAGACTGGTCATAAAATTTCAGTAGCGCAATGTGATACTCAATTAAAAAGCGTTATAGAATTTAATCCTAAAAAAGATTGGGAAATACATGGTAGAGGTGGTACATCATTTCAGCCAGTGATAGATCATTTTAATGAAAAAAAAGGGACATACACGGCCCTTATATATTTAACAGATGGTGAAGCTTATTCTCCAGATAACTGTCCTAAAAATACTTTATGGTGTTTAAGCAGTATATCTGAAATGAATAATGAGTTACCAGGACAAGTAATAAAATTAAATTAAAAAGAATGGCACAAGTAAATTTAAATGTAACAGAGTTAAAGGGATTTGTTAATCACATTATTAAAAATAATAGATACTTACAAGAAAACGGAAAAAGCCCTGTATCTATAGAAGTAGTAGGAGAATCAGGAATTGGAAAAACCTCAACCATAGTAGAATTGGCTGAAGAAAACAAATTAAAATTTGTTAAACTTAATCTTGCACAGATAGAAGAGTTAGGTGACCTAGTAGGGTTTCCTGTAAGACAATTCCAAATGTATAAAGAAAAAACAGTAAATAATCCAAAAAAATCGGTTGAAGATTTAAACTACACAGCAGCACAAAGATCAGCTGCTTCATTAAATCTAGCAAATATGCCTGCTACCATAGTAAAAAAGATTGGCATGTGGATTGATGAACTTGCCGTACAAGAGTATCTAAAGAATGGATACAAAATGACAGGTAAGAATAGAATGTCTTATTGTGCACCAGAATGGATTGCAGATGCTAAAGAGGGAGGTATATTATTACTAGACGATTGGAATAGAGCTGATACAAGATTTATCCAAGCAGTTATGGAATTAATAGACCGTCAGACTTACATCTCATGGACATTACCTAAAGATTGGCATATTATGTTAACAGCAAACCCTGATAACGGGGACTATATGGTTAACAGTGTAGATAGTGCACAGAAGACTAGATATGTAACCGCTAATCTTAAGTTTGATGTTAATGTTTGGGCTCAATGGGCTGAGGGTGCAGGAATTGATACTAGATGTATTAACTTCTTACTTCTTCATCCTGAACTTGTAACTCAAGAAACTAATGCAAGATCTATAACAACCTTTTTTAACTCTATATCAAGTTTTGATAATTTTGAAGATAATCTATCTTTAATTCAAATGATTGGAGAAGGATCTGTTGGAGATTCATTTGCTTCTATGTTTACAACATTTATTAATAACAAGCTTGATAAGTTAGTTACACCAAAAGATTTATTGACTCACGATAGTGAATCATATATTTTAGGTGAATTAAGAAGTTGTATAGGAAAAGATGACGCATATCGTGCTGATATTGCTGCTACACTGGCAACACGTCTGGCAAACTATGCTGTAGTGTATTCTAAAGAAAGCACAGTTACTCAGAAAATTACTGATAGATTAAAATCACTTTGTACTAAAGATTATTTTACTAATGATCTAAAATATTTAGTTGTAAGAACTATCTTTAATGGCAATAAGCAAAAGTTTAATAAATTAATGATGATACCAGAAATCATCAAAATGACAATGAAATAAAATGCACTACTACTGTATTGTTTGTGGACAAGACTTTTTGTCTGAAGTTAAAGAGTCGGTTTGTACTCACTGTACAAGCCCTCACATAGTTAATAAAGAAGAAAATAATAATGGCGAATAAATCAGTTTATCAAGATTATGATATTGATGCATTAAACCACTTTGGACTAAACGGTGACCCTATCTATGGGGTCATCGTTGGTTCTGAGGAAAAAGATGTATTACTAACACAAGATCAAACAACATATGAAAAAATACGAGATACTTTATCAGATTCAACTGAGACAGGAATCACGTTTATAAATAAAAAAAAAGCTTTCATTCTTCCTAAATGTGATGTTTCACAAGATAGATTAAAAGCTGCTTTAAAAGAACACGGTATAAAAGTTACAAATGATTATACTCAAGCTGATCTAATTGTAGGACATTCTGAAATTTCAAGACAATTTGACAATGGAGAAAATATTCAAAGTTCTATACTTTTAGCTAAACTTTGGAATTATAATTTGGCAAAGGGTTATAGTAATTCTGGTAATTCACCAACAATAGCTAATCTTATTGATAATAGCAAAAATGGTATTATAGTAACAACTAAAATAACTGAAGCTATTAGAGATTGGAATTTGGAGATTGAAAGAAATCTTTATGATGAATGGATGATAACAGGTTTAGCTATAAATCTAGCTTATATAATAGAGACAACTAATGTTTCTGTAGTAGATCCAGAAACTATACTATGTAGCTCTGCTAATAAATTAGTTATGGATGAAGAACTATTAACTGATATTACTAGACAACTAAATGGTGGAGTTGAAGATAGAGTGTTAGCTGCTAAAATTATACCTACTATAGATTATACTAAAAACTATCATTTATTATGGCAATTTGCTCAAGATAATAGTAGTATATCACATAATTTTAATCAGGATAAAGATGTGCAGTATTGGATGAAAGAATCCCAATGGATGAGATTTTATCGTGCTTCTGCTCAAGATATGATTTTATGGTTAGAAAGAAATGATAAATTAAATAGTGTATCGTTTAGATATTTAGAACCAACAGTAAGAAGAGAGATTTCTATAAACAATAGAGATTTATATGTATTTCAAGTTTCTGTAAAAAAAGAATATCAGAAGTATTTAACAATTAATAAAAAAGAACATGAAAAAAAGATATGACATTTCTATAAGTGCTGATGATGAGGCTATTGAAAAAGGTGATGATGGAAAATTTAGATTAAAAGGATCAGCATTTGATATTACCTATACTGGATACTGGATGGCACATTCAACTAGAATGGGGCTATCAGAAGAATTAAAAGCTGCTATGGATCTTAGTTTTAAAAATAAAGAAGAATTCTCTATACAAGATAAAACCATATATAGATTTCCTAAATTAGATTTACCTAGACAAAAAGTAGATCTTTTAAAGGAAAAATATAATGTTAAAATTATTAGAGACTCTAAAAAAGCAGATGTACATGTAGTATCAGAAAAACTATTTGAAAAATTATTTGATACTGTATGGTACACATCTGCACCATTTAAAAATTTTTTTAGTTTACTTGAGAATTTAAAAGAAAATGATTATTTAACAGATGACGCTTTAGCAAAAGCTAATGAAATAATTAAAAATTATGAACTTACTGATTCTATGATTAGAGTATCTACTCCATATAGACATATGCTTTCTTCAAGTGGAGAAATACTAAGAGATACTATTATTAAATCTATAGATGTAAATATGAATTCTGCTAAAAATAATCATATAGATATAATACTGAAAGATGAAAATGTAACAGAATATTTATCTATCAAAAATAGTAATGCAGAAGTACTTTATGATACTGATATTATAAGTATAATAGATGAAGAATTAGCTATAATAAATAATACTGAATATGATACTATTTTAAAAATGGTATTAAGTTCAGATAAAGATAATAGATCTTTAGCATTAGAAATGTTAGCTAATTGTAATATTGATAAATCATTTGATGTAGTTTCTGGTATTTTTTATTGGGAATATGATTGGTTAAAAGACACAACTAATTGGAATACCGTAAATGTTAAAGCTTTAAGAAAAAGATTAACTGATTATCAAGGTGGACCCCATACTCATAACATTTATTCTTATAATCATTACATAAATAATTTAATTAAAGACAAAAAATTAACTAAATTTGCAATAAATAAAACAAGAGAAAAACTATATGATCTAGTTTTAGGGAATCTTGTTGGAAATACTGCAAATGTTTTTGATGTAAAGTTTGATAATTTAACTATAAAAGAAAAATTAATAGAAAATATAATAACTCATGACTAGAAATAAAGAAAAAGAAGATATATTCTATGCAAAAAAAGATTTTCGCTTTAGCTATTCTTCTTTAAATAAACTATTATTTTCACCATCTTTATTTTATAAAGAATATATATTACGTGATAGAGAAGTAAGAACAGATAAGCATCTTGTAGAAGGAAAGCTTGTGCACTGTCTGCTTTTTGAACCTAGAAAAGTTACTGAAAAGTTTAATATTGTTCCTGGGAAAAGTCCCAGTGATAATATTAGAAAAGTAATGAAAGATATGTCACTCCATACCGATGCAGAAACATTAGCTTTATGTGAAGATAGGGTAATATTAGAATCATTAATAACTTTAAATCTTTTTCAGTCTCTTAAAACAGATGAACAAAGACTTAAGAAAGTTGTTATAGAAGACAATGAACCTTATTGGAAATTCTTATCTAATAATAATGTGGACGTTGTTGATCAAGATACATTAGAGAGGTGTACTGAGATGGTGGAAACACTTAAACAGAATGCAGATGTAATGGATCTATTTAAACAACAGGAGACAGACTTTGAGTTAGATCCTATTGAAACACATGCAGAAGCATACTTAAAGTCAGATTTAGTAGATAGTGCTTTTGGTCTTCATGGTTATGTAGATTTTTATAAAATTGACCATGATAAAAAAGAAGTGGTGATTTGTGATTTAAAAACCACGGGTAAAACCATTTCTGATTTTCGTGAGACTGTAGACTTTTATAATTATTGGTTACAAGCAGCCATATACTGTAAATTGGTTTATGATACACTAGGAGAAAAAGCTGGAGAATACACTATAGCTTTTAAATTTGTTGTAATAGATAAGTATAAACAAGTCTATGTTTTTGATGTTACTGAAGAGACTTTAGCCGGTTGGGCTGATGGATTAGAAGGAGTTATCAAGGTTGGTACTTACCATTACAAGGAAAAGAATTACCAATTACCTTATGATTTCATCGTAGGAAACATTAAATTGTAGTATGAAGACCGTGTACACAGATTATTTTCAAAAAAGTAAAGTATTTCTTTATCCTTTATTAAAGCTAAAAAAAGGTGTAGCCTATGTTCCCATACAAACTTATGTTTGTTGGGAGCAGGCTTACACTATTAGCGATTACAAATTTTTTTGTGAATATCACGCACCTTTATCAGCTAAGTTTATTAAATTCTGTGATAGATATTTAAAAAGTCATAAACTTTTTCTTGAACATTTAGATCTTGGAGATAATAAACACATCTTCATCTTTAATTATAAAGATTATAAAAAAGATTTTGATAGATTCATAGAAGGAAAATATTCTCAATTTAGTTTAGACACTAAAATAATTATATTAGATTTCTTTAATACTTCAGGTAATATGTCTAATGTCATACATTCTTTTTTATCTCCTGATAAAGCTCACGCAGATTATGCAGATGCTTTAGATGTAAGTATAGAAAAGATTATTGATGTTTATGAAATATGTAGTATTCCAGATATTAAAAAAGAAACATTTTATGAAAATAATGAAATATTAAACAGTCTATTAAATAAGAACTCCATATATTTGGAAAAATAATAAAATTTAAATATGTCAACACAAATTGGACAAAACATGATGCTGATTAATTCCAGCTTCAGAAATGCTAAATCGTTTACTTTAATTCCTGTCAGCAATGACTCGCCATATGTAGAAGCTATGTTTGACCCAACGTCAAGCATTTTAGCTGTAATTAGTAAGGTTATGAAACAATCTTATCACATGGTTCCCAGACTTAGTGATACTGGGGAACCTATTAAATTAAAAATACCTAATCATCAAACAGGAAAAACTGTAAAAGAAGAAAGAAGGTTGGTTGATACTTTCTCTGAGTTTTATTTAAGTGATCAAAAAGATATTGAAACATTCATTCATATGTTTGCTGTTAACGCAAAAGACTTTGATTACAATAGCTTTTTTGTTGATGTAAAAGAAACAAAAGTTTCTAAAATTATAATGCCAAGTTAGTAGTAAACAATTTTGTTTGCTTTTCTCCTTACCCCGTCAATTAAAGACACATTAATCTGTGTCTTTTTTTGGCTTTAAAATACAAATATATTATATGAAACATTGGGTGATGGATTATGAAACTTTAACTAATTGTTTTACAGGTGTTTTTGAACATTACAAAACTCAGGAAACTGAAATTTTTGTTGTTCATGATTTACAAAATGATTTACCAAAGTTTATTGAATTCTTAAATAACAATATCAAAAACAAAGAGTGGCATATATCCTATAACGGATTAGCATTTGATGCACAAGTCACTCATTATATATTAGACAACCATTTTTTATGGAAAGACCTAAAGGGTTGTGAAGTAGCTAACATTATTTATAAGTATGCTCAATCTTGCATTACTAAATCTAATAACAGAGAATTTAGTGATTACCCGCCATGGAAAATGATGGTGGGTCAAATAGATATATATAAAATGCACCATTGGGATAACCCTGCTAAACGTTCTAGTCTTAAGTGGATACAATACAGCATGGACTGGCAAAATATAATTGATATGCCAATTCATCATGAAACAGAAATAACTACACAAGCAGATATTGATCTCATAATTACTTATTGTATTAATGATGTAAGATCTACTAAAGAAATCTATAATAGATCTAAGTCACAAATAGCTTTAAGAAAAGAGCTTACCAAAGAATATGGTATTGATCTTTTTAGTGCATCTGAACCTAGGATAAGTAAAGAAATTTTTGGTTACTTTTTAACTAAAAAACTTAATATTTCCAAAAGAGATCTTAAACAAATGAGAACTTATAGGGGGACTATTAAAGTTGCTGATATAATTTTACCTTATATCAAGTTTACTTCTCCAGAATTCAATGTTTTATTAGATAGATTTAAAGCCATAGAAGTTGATGCAATAAATCTTAAGGGTAGCTTTAAATATAACATCTTGTATAAAAATGTAAAGACACATTTTGGATTAGGTGGAGTGCATGGAGCTGCAGCAAAAGGTATATATGAACCAAGTGATGACATGATGATACTATCATCTGATGTTACTAGTTTTTATCCCAATCTTGCTATTAAAAACAAATGGTCTCCAGGTCATTTTCCAAAAGAAGCATTTTGTGATCAATATGAATGGTTCTTTGAAGAGCGTAAGAAGATCCCTAAGAGCAATCCAATGAACTATGTATATAAGATTATACTTAATTCTACTTTTGGCCTTAGCAACGATGAAAAGAGCTTTTTTTATGATCCTGAACTGTGTATGAGAATTACAATTAATGGTCAGCTTAGTTTAATGATGTTGTATGAGCAAATTATGGAAAGAATTCCAGGAGCTATTGCTCTGTTACAAAATACAGACGGTGTAGAAACCATGATACCTAAAGCCTCGTATGATGACTACATGGCTATTTGTAAAGAATGGGAAGAGAAGACTAATTTAAATCTGGAACATGATGAATATCAAAAATTAATTATTGGCGATGTAAATAATTATATAGGTGTAAGTAAGTGGATCAATGTAGATATTACAAAGTGGAGAGAAATTAAAGAAAGTCAACCTCATTATTTATTTAAGGTTGACAATGATAAATTTAGTTTTGCATCTATTAAGCTTAAAGGCAGATTTGATTTTCATAATCTACAGCTACATAAAAATAAATCTAAATTGATTATACCAAAAGCTATATATTATTATTTTGTTCATAATATATTACCAGAAGATTACCTTAATAGTAATAATAATATACTTGATTATTGCATTGGAGGAAAATCTAAAGGTGATTGGAAACAAGTATCTAGATCAATAAAAGAAGGTGAGCTTTATGAAGAAAACCTTCAGAAAATTAATAGATATTATATTTCTAATTCAGGGGTAAAAATTATTAAAGTAAATAAAACAGATAAAAGAGAAATACAATTGGAAGCTGGTCGTTGGTTACAAAGTATATTTAATAATATGCAAATTAAACCTCAATGGAAAGACTATGATATTCAAAAAA